TGGCTACCGAAGTAATCTGGGAACTAATAATGTTGCCGGTGATCTGGGTGTTAGCCACCGAAGTAATCTGCGAACTGATAATATTACCAGAGATCAGGGTGTTAGCTATAGATACAGAGGGTGCTGTTCCGATATACGCCATTTTTTAATCCTATTTAAATGCTTTGTAATATTTATACGTTAATCGGAGGGCACGGGTTCATAAACAAATTTGAACACTGGGTAGATCTACGCATCTAATTGTTTGTATAAAAATCATGTACATATATTATCCTATGGCCATGTTGTGATATTGACCAGTAGTAACTAACGACCAGGTATTTGATGTACCAATCTGAACGGGGCTGGATCTATCTATTAATGTATTATCACCCAGCGAACCATAACTATTTCGTCCCCAGAGCCACATTGTACCATCGGTTTTAAGGGCTATAGTATGATCAGCGCTAGCAATTTTTGACCAAGTAGCTCCAGGGGTGAGGCCAACCTGTATAGGACTAGATTTATTTATTACTGTATTATCACCCAGTTGCCCGGTTTCATTCCTACCCCAGGTCCATAATGCACTATCAGTTTTAGCAGCCACGGTGTGATTTTGACCACCAGAAATCTTGGACCAGGTAGTTAATGACCCCACCTGTACAGGACTTGAACTATTACCAGCGGTTGTGTTATTACCCAGCTGGCCAAACGTATTATATCCAAAAGACCACAATGTACCATCAGTTTTAATGGCTAAAGAATAACTTTCTCCACCAGCGATCTTTGACCAGGTAGTCAAAGCGCCAACCTGTACAGGACTAGATCTATGTATTACTGTATTATCACCCAGTTGGCCGTTATTATTACGCCCCCAGGTCCACAACGTACCATCGGTTTTAATGGCTATATTGTGAAGCCCACCAGTATTAATCTGAGACCAGGTAGTTAATGACCCTACCTGTACGGGGCTGGATTTATTAACATACCCTGTACTATCACCCAGTTGCCCAAAAGAATTTCTACCCCAGGTCCATATTGTACCATCTGTTTTTAGGGCCATAGAATGGGTACTACCACCAGCAATTTGAGACCATGTGGTTAATGCGCCTATTTGGACAGGGCTGGATCTATTTATTGATGATGTATTATCACCCAACTTACCCTGAGCGTTTTCTCCCCAGGTCCATAATGTACCATCGGTTTTAATGGCCATAGAATGAGCACCACCACTAGCAGTCTTGGACCAGGTGGTTAATGCGCCAATCTGGACAGGGCTAGATCTATCTATTAATGTATTATCTCCCACCTGGCCATTATTATTTTGTCCCCAGACCCACATTGTACCATCAGTTTTAATGGCTAAGGTACCGTTAAAAAAGCCACCGCTAGAAGTAAATAAACTTGACCAGGTAGTTAATGATCCTACCTGTACAGGACTGGATTTACTTATTGTTGTATTATCACCTAGACCACCGTTACCATTATTTCCCACAGCCCACAATGTACCATCGGCTCTAATGGCCATAGAATGGGTGCCCGCACCAATTTGTGACCAACCATATACAAGTGCACCAACTTGTACGGGGCTGGATTTACTTATTGTTGTACTATCTCCCAGTTGGCCGTTATTATTACGCCCCCAGATCCACAACGAACCATCTGTTTTAACAGCTACGGAGTGCTCCTGGCCAGCGGCGATCTTAGACCAATTAGTTAATGCACCTATTTGGACAGGGCTGGATCTAGCTATTGTATTGTTATCACCCATACGCCCATAATTACTATTACCCCAAAGCCACAATGTACCATCAGTTTTAATAGCCATAGTGCCTCTTAAATGAACAGAAATCTGAGACCAGGTAGTCAAAGAACCAATCTGAACAGGGCTAGATCTAGGTACGCTAGTATTATCACCCAGTTGACCGGAAGTATTGTATCCAAAAGCCCACAATGTACCATCGGTTTTAAGGGCTATAGTATGTCTATTATTAGCAATTTGAGACCAGGTAGTCAATGCACCAACCTGTATAGGGCTGGATCTAGCTATTGCTGTTCCATCTCCCAGTTGGCCTTGATCATTACGCCCCCAGGTCCACAAAGTACCATCGGTTTTAATAGCCGCAGAATGATAATCCCCAGTATTAACTTTAGACCAGGTAGTTAAAGCACCCACCTGAATAGGGCTCAATACAGCCACATTTGTATTATTACCCAGCTGACCGTAACTACCGCCGCCCCAAAGCCACAAAGTACCATCGGTTTTGGTGGCTATAGTGTGGGTAGCACCACCAGCAATATTACCAGCAATATTGGACCAATTAATTGACGTGCCGAGCTGTACGGGGCTGGATCTATTTGTACCATTACCAAGGCCCAGCTGACCACTACCAGCCTGTCCCCAGACATACAAAAAAGGTCCGCTAGTTACTGTTGCAATAAAACTGCCGCCCCACACAGTAAGCATAATACCACTCATGCTAAGTTGCCAGTTATGACCACGGTTGTTGCTGTAACAAACAATATTGTACAAACCCCTCTTGTTGTTATGGTAAATCCCGTAGCGGAAATGTTAGTATCTGTACCACCCTTGTATACAGTAGTTATTGCAGAACAAGTACAGGCAATACTTCCGGTTGTATTGTTAACAATACTGATTGCATCACCCACTGCGAACACACTAGCTGGAATTACTATCGTCCCGCTGGTTCCCAGCACTACAAATTTACCCACATCGCCAATCGCTAATTGATAACTTGCAACTTTAGCAGCGCCCACCTGGGGGACGTTGAGGTAGCCCACCTTGTTTGTACCATCAACTGTACAAGAAGAAAGTGTACCTGATGCTGGTGTACCTAGTGCAGGGGTAGTTAAGACAGCGTTTGTTGATAATACCACATTACCTGTGCCTGTGCTACTAGTAACACCAGTACCACCATTAGCTGCTGGTAGCGTTCCCGTTACCCCTGTAGTTAAAGGTAGCCCCGTACCATTAGTTAATACGATAGCAGAAGGTGTACCTAGTGCAGGGGTAGTTAAGACAGCGTTTGCTGATAATACCACACTACCTGTACCTGTAAGAGTACCAAAATCAGTATACCCAAAGTCCCAACCAGCAGCGGTGGACACCGTAGTATCAATACAAGTAATGTGTGTTGTCGTACCAGGCAATACAGTTCCAATGGTGTTCCCACCGGAAGAGGTTAATGTTAAATTTCCTGTGCTGTTGTTGACAATATGGTATGACGAACCAAGTGCTAAAGTGCTTGTCACAGGCATTTGAATTGTCTGTGTAGTAACACCTGTAAAGTATTGGTGATAAGCGCTTGCGCTTGTCAGGGTAGTCGTACCCGCTGCTGTTGCAGTTGTTGCGTATCCTAATTTTATGTTATCAATTGCAGGTAAAGATATTGTGGGGCTGACCGAAAATACTACTTCACCAGTACCTGTCTCATTTGCAATTTTTGCCGCTGTAATTATATTATCAGAAATTTGAGGCAGTTAATGCCGCGTTAGCTGGCGGTTGACCAAGATAAGCCATTTTTCTATTCCCGTTTAAGTAATTTCAAGTATTGACAGAATTGCATCTACCGAACTTGCTGCTGTAGACTGTACGAAAATACCATCACCGGTAACCAGTACAATTTTTTGATCGCCTCCCACTGCCACCAATGAACCACCTGCAGGTATTGGAGCATTATAGACAATATATGTGTTGTTAGAACCATCGGAATGAAATACATTAGCATTTATAGCTGCTGTAGATGTATTTGCTACCGATAGTCCGATTGCGGTTGTGGATGTAGAAGCTGCCACTGTATAAGCGCCCACGCGTGTGGCTGTGGTACCTATACTACGAGATAGTTTTCGGGTGAATGTGTTTGCCATTTTGTTTCCTGTTATCCAAGTGCAATTGCAATTGCTGTTACAGCAGCGTTTATTTCATTAATCGCAACAACAACATTACTTTTGGTAGAGGTTGTCAATGACGACAACAAGCCAATATTAGCATCTATAGTGTTAGAATATGTACTAAGATTAGAGAAGTTATTATCAACCTCTAAGTTTGTTAAAGGAGAACCTTTAACCGTTCTTAAGATAAGTGAAGCTGCCATTAAAAAGCCTTTTTTAAAATCGTGCTATAAGTAGGGTATAATTGTAGATATGTTATATACAACTTCTACTTTACAATAATTCATACCTATATTTATAAAGATGTATCTGTGTTTCTACTGTGGTTTAATTGAAATAGCAACTGCTTAATTTCTTGTATATCCTGTTTTAACTCTCTCACATCTTCAACAAGTTTTTTCTTATTTTTATACTCGTTAAGTGCCGCAATATCCGTGTTAATTAGCGCTTTACTATTCCTATCTCTAACAAGCGTAGGGTGTTCGCTTATTGGAACATGGTTGCCCATTACGTCACCGCCGTAACTCTCAGAGCTTTAATCTGAGGTACAACCGATTGATTAGAACTGAAGAATACAATTTTAATTGCAAACACGTTAAAATCACTATAAGTAGTAGTTCCACTTGCATAATTAATGTTTAAAGCCTGATAGTTTTCTTCAGAATATACATCCGGATTGTTTGTTAATACTGTACTTCCTGCGAGAGTTGTCTGGGGTATTTCTACATAAGTTCTATCATCAAAATCTGTTGTATCGTACTTATTAAGTATCTTGTAATACACTTTAATAGATGTACCTGATCTTCTGTTAACGAGAACATTAACGTTTAATCCCGTAGCATCAAATCCATCAGCAAGTGTGACACGTCTTGTAATATACTTGGCTTGAGCTGTTCCTCCAAATGCGGTTAACTCCGTAGTATTAATACCGCTTGAGTATACATCAATTTTATTTTTAACCAAAATAGCACTGACACGTTCTAAGTCAACCACCGGAGATACGTTTTGATCTACGTTACGCATAGTTGCACGGAGTACAATATCACCCGCAGAAACAGCAGTCATTGTTTGAGAAAATTCATAATTTGAGCCAATCGGTAGACTTACAAAATCTGTAAATACACCTGTTGCTTTAGGCTTGGTTTTTATTTCATATGTAATGCTTGTATCATTACCAAAATTAAGTTCCTGTGTAGTCAGTTTTAATAAATCAAAATTCGTAGATGCTGTTGGTACTTCTAAATCAACGGTAAAACTAACTGTACCTCTATTAAACACACATTGATTAAGTTTAAAACATAAATCTTCTGTTTGTGATGGTGTCCAAGTAGACCCATTTTGCGATTTAAACAAAACGCCTAGATATGGCTGTGTTGAAATCTTGTTGGTTGTACCTAGAACCGTTTGACCAATTTCAGCTGCATATAGGGTATACTTATTTGAATTTGAAATAACTACCAAGCAGTACTCACCCGGTGCAAGGTATACAGGAGACTCAAATTCAAAATTAGTAGCAGTACTAATACCGTCGTAAATATTAGCTGCATCTGGTATGTTAATTTCAGATGGGTTCTTATACACCTCTGACATAGGAAGAATGACAGACGAACTTGGGAAACCAGATACTGTTGGTCTAATTTGAATAGAGACCGGTAGTGTTGAATCTTTTGTAGCAAAATAAAGATCAGCTGAACTTAAGTAAATACCGTTAGGGTATACTGTAGCATCAACCATGAAAGTTTGAGCAACCGGGTCTATCCATGTAACCCGTGGTTGCGTTGTTTGGGTTGAAGTTACATCTCGTGATGTTGTACTTGTATCTGTTTTTGTCTGGGTAACATCATTTCTAATTAGAATTGGTTCTTTAGTAGAAATAATTGTTCTTTGCTCTGTATTCAATGTACCTGCAGATATGAACCCGGCTTCTGCATATGCAGTTGCATTCGTAAACGATGATGGATCATTAATAAAAGCAAATCTAATTCTACCTGTTGGTATCTTTATTGAGCTGTTATTTGGTATCGTAAACGTACCAGTAGCATAACCGCTATTGTCTGTTATTACATTATCACCAGCAGTGCCCCCATCAGGAGTTACATAACTAGTAATGTCAATTGTATTGTTTACATACATGTATAGGCGGGTAAGCGGGGGCATACCATATACTTTATATGTAATTGTTTTTTGTCTTGCAAAAGGAATTATTTCTTGCGATACAACTGCTGTTGAATCACTACTTAAAACTAGCTTAGTTCCAGTTGTGGTGTTAACACCAGTACGAGACGATGTAGCAGATGTGGATAAAGTCTCTCTTGTAATCGTTGTGATTTCATTACCGTTAGTAATTCTTGAAATAACATCTCTATCAGTTACTTGCTGACTTGACCAGTTAAGCTGCCAATCATTCCACTGTGTACCTGTAGCTGACTCAGCAGCTAACCATGCATCTTTATTGCCATTCTCAACAACATTAATAATTGGTTTAGACGTTGTATCATACCAAGTATCTGACGATGGGGTGATTCTCATTACCCCAATAAAGTTAACTACGCTGAATGGATTAACATTAATAATTTTACTTGCAGTATTTTGCTGTACAAAAGTTGACTCTGTAAATGGTAGAGATAATAAGTCACCTGTTTTTGTAACGTCAGGGTTTCCACCAGAAGAGAAGGTAAAATTATAAGATGTAGATTCAAATGAAGGTCTTGCAAAACCTCCTAGTGAATCTACTGAGACTTTAATATTGGCACCATTATCATACTCTCTGTTCAATACATCGACAACTGAGTGACCTGCAAAAGAATCTACCAAATATCCATTCTTAAACAACGCGGTATTGTTAGTGTCTAACACCGATGCAGCTAGCACTTCTTTTTCTAACAAAGAGAGGGCTGTATAGTACTCTACAGATTTTAGACGTTGATCAATTTGACCAATATCTTTCATTGTATATCTTCTTCTGCTTACATAATCTAACTTTACATCAGAAGAATTAAATGTGTATGCAGGTATTCTTAATGTAGCCAATGTCATGGCATCTGCATCATCTGAAGGTACCCCGGGGTTCGTAAATGAGCTTACCCCTCTAATAATCTTAAAGTTACCAGACGGGGTTAATGCAATCTTATCAATTCTACCCATATAATAAGAAAAATCACTTTGAATAGCATCGTAAGGTATAGGAATTTGATAAGAGTCAAATGTTAGTGACGAAGATCCATCTGTTCTACGTGGACGGAAATCATAACAATCTCTTAATTTATACGTGGTACCGGTCTTAGTTGTTGTATAAGATGGTATTAAGCTGTAATCAATAGGATAGGAGTCATTCGTAAAGTAACCAATACCACCGGAATGGGTAAAGTAATTGGCCATAATTACAACATTACCAGGAGCGGTTGCACCGTTGTATTTAATTCGACCGTGATCGTAATGATTGTCTCGCTGACCAGTATCCAATGTAAAGTCAGTAAGAGTTTGAGTAGTTACTTCTGTCCAATAGGCAGTATTACCAACAGGGTTAATATTAGTACTAATAGCATTGGCAGTATAGGCAAGCCCGGAATACGTGACTACATTGCCGGATTTAGGATAGGTAGTTACTGATGACCATGCACCAGAGTAAACATTACTACCTAAAACTTTGTACACTTTGTTTAGTTGATAAACATCGGATACTGCTAGACTCACATAGGTATTAGCTGCAGAAATATTAGCTGAAACAATTGTATTTGCAACTAACGTTTTATTCTTTCTTGTATCTGATTGTACTTCAATAGTCGCGTATATATCGCATGTACCGTTGAATGTTGCATCAGACACATTGAAAACCGCTTGACCGACTGCACCTGATCCAACCACCGGGATAGTAACTGTTCTTGCACCGCCATCCATGGGGATGACCTGACCGGCTGTAAACGTACCAGAAGCGGTCTTAGCTACAACATAGTAATATGTTCTGGCAGTAGCTGCTGGAAGAACACCCGATCCCCCTACAAAATCTTCTGCAGAAATATTAGTGGTAATTGTAGCGGTACCAGAAGTGAAGGCTACGTCCGCAAAACGTCTTCTAAACTGATAAGTTGTCGCAGTAACGTTTTCAATGTTATTTTGCGGTATAGCGAATATCATTGTATCATATGACGAATCATACAACTGTGCATTACCAGAAACAATCGCGGAAGTATCTACGTTAGCGCGGAATGTAGTGTTAGCTGTATTATACGTGTTATTAGTTATACCTACAATATATCTTACATTTGCAAATGTATTTGCTGTTAGATTAATACTGCTTAAGAACAACTTATATACAGCTGTTGTATTAGATCCTGAATCATATTCAATCTGCTTAACATGCGCAGTACCAGCTCTTGTTTTAAAAGAAATTGTGGTATTAGCAGTATGCAGTTCTACATTAGAGCCAAGTGCTGGTAAAGAGTATCCTGGTACTCCTACAACTGTATAGTTACCATAGAAAGGCGAAATATCAAACCCTGCTACGTTCTCAGTATCTCTTGCTTTATCTAACAATAGACGGGTAGGGGCAACCGTCTCTATTTCGTATCCGCTAACATATGCCTTACCTGGTAAGACGTCTGTGTTGATTGTATTTGCTGAATCTGTTGTGTCGTTAAGATGTAAGATAAAATTCTTAACGATGTAATTACCTGATTCATCAAATGTTCTACGCGCAAGCGCTTTATCTAACTCGGAATATTCTGTTTTTTTAGATTTTAAAGTTTGACCTTCTTTAACACGGATAATCTCAATAAAGTCTGGATTATTTGTTAGATCAGGATTTTCATCAATTAAGTCTAATGAAACTAAATCTAGAGCAACTTTAAATCTATCAGCACCTGGTGCAAAATAGTTATAAGTACTGATTGCTGGGTCTAATAAAGTTTCATCGTCATCTGAAGTAATCGAACTCTCAGTAATGCTATACCCTACAGACGCGGAGGGATAGCTACTATACTTTGCAGGAATAACAGATTGCGCTTGAGATTTAAGAAAATACCCGTTCTTAAAAAACACACCATCGGTTACAGCAACTTCCATCGTAGGTTGCGTTGCTTTTTGTGTAAAAGTAAATGTTGTACTAGCTAATGTAACTCCAGCGTATTCATTTACTTTTACCGCTGTCGAGGAAGTAATTTCTATAACATACAAAGTTTTAGATAGACCAGATGCAGTTACTAAATCCCCTACGTTAATATTGGTTGTACTCGCTAAAGTTAATACTTGAGAGTATTCCGAGCAACTACCAGTTTTAGCAACTACAACATCTGCAACCGTTATTGCATGATACGAAGATAAATTACCTTCATTAAGAGCGTCTAAAAGGGTAGGGTAAAAATTCAGCGTTTCTTCTGCAGCAAAAATAGATGCATTAGATGTATTGCTTGGCTTAATTATAACTGTCGCAGGATCACCAACAACAGGATCATCTGCTGCATACACATATCTAACCTCCCCAATAACCCCCGTAGTGGATCCCTTAATAAATAGGTTAGAAAAATTTGTTACAACAATATCTGTGCTGTTATAAGTTGGTTTAAGTCTTACTGCTTTAACACCTGTATCTAAAAAGATTTCTCCACCTAGAACTCTCGTACCATCTTTAAAAATATGGCTACCAAATTTCGATACTTGGTTTTGCAATATCGATTGAACCTGATTTAACTCTCTAGCTTGAACAGCCACACCCGGCTTAAAGAGGATGTGGTGAAAATTTTTATCTTCACTAAAGTCATCGTAATACGGGTCAGTGTTAAAATTAATTGCCATCTTTTACCTAGTTATAACTCAATAATTGTTCTTAGTTTTACAAGCTGCTCATCACTATAGCTCACGCTAGTTCTATTATCTATAAAGAGCATATCACCGCTGAACTTATTTATAGTGGGGTATCTATCTATAGATGTAATTGTAAAGTCGGTATTTGTAGCCGGATCATTCAGTATATAGCCTACTTGTAATGTATAGTTATTTTTATTGTTAAGTAGTATTTGATTGGTACTGCTTACTACCTCTACTACCTCGTATACTTTAGTACTATCGTTCTTGATTGTAAGAACTGTATCTCGGGTAAGTGATCCTACACTACTAACCGAAATAAGAAATCCTGCACTGCCAATTATATTGCCAAAATTCTTTTCACTATTGTATTGTTTGACATCTCTAATTAACCCAAACTGTCTATAGTCATTAACAATACTTATACCTTGATTCTTTTCATCATTTATAGTAGAAAATAACATAATGGTATCGGCAAACAATTCTTTTACGGGGTTAAATCCATGCCCTTTGTAAGGAGATAGAATTGCAGATACATTTGCATTACCACTACCTGCATTTCCAGTAATTGCAACGTTTGCAAAAGAGTAACCATAACCAGGGTTAACTACAGTAACGGAAGTTATTGTGTTGTTACTAATTACAACGTTGCCAATAAATCCTGTACCATCACCTGTTATAGTGATGTTTGCATTTGCATAGTTATTCCCGCCGCTATGTATTCTTAAAGCATAAATTGCACCATTAATAGCAGCTAATTCAACCCCACTCTGCTCTGAATTTAAATCACCTGTTGTAAGATTTACCCGAGCATTTGCACTTGTACCATCACCAATAAATTGAAGATCAGCGTAAGTGTATCCTTGGCCTCTTTCTTCAATATAAACGTCTGCAATCTGCCCTGCAGTATTGACGAACGGTGTTAATATTGCACCGGTACCATCACCAACTAAAGAGATAAATGTCTGATTATTAGCGCTGTAATTAGTACCCGGGTCTTCGATTACTACTCGGTCAATATAGCCATTATAGATTACCGGGGTAAGCACTGCTGATTTAGCAAAATACGCGTTTGCAGTTGCATTGGTAGTAGGCTGTTTTGTACCTGTAGTTGTTATAGCCACTGCAGTATTAGCAGAGACAGCTGTAGAATAACCACTACCTTTGTTTAGTATATTAATACCAGATAATACGTTATTAGTAAAATTTAAAGATATCTTAGCATTAGATCCAGGCTGGAAAGCACCGGTTGTATATACATTAGCGGTTGTATTAGCGGTTACATTAGAATAATAAGCTGCACCTACATTCGTAATTATAACATTACTTAGACCTTGATAGTAGCTGGTACCAGTGCCACGACTATCCGTAATTGAAATAATAGCATTGCTGTAATTAGCCCCACTATTGCTAATTACTACATCAAGAAATTGCCCGGTCTCATTCAATACTGCGGTTAGATTAGCAACAGAATTACCTGTACCGCCATTAAAAGTACCACTAACAGTTAAAGTTACTGCAGAATTACCCAGGTATCCAGAACCAGCGTTATCTATAATAATAGAATCAATTGCACCACCTGAATAAAATCGACTGTATACAGATTTTTGAACAGGAATATAATCGTCAGTCAAGAAACGATTACGTAAAGAAGGAGGAATAGTATACATGTATTTCCATGTATATCCATCACTATAGGTTGTAGGTGTAAGATCGGTACCTGTAGGCTCCACTGTAGACGCTGCCCCATTATTATTACCTATACACTTATACACCTCATATGTTGTATTCATTACATAAAATAAAGATGTCTTCAGGCTTGTTGCCCCAGAACTAGCTGGCGCAGTTGCAGAATAGTTTTCATCATACTGATCATAAACAGTACTCGTAGCCCAGTCTCTTCTTGGTATAACTAAAGATACATCGGTTGAATTTACCCTTTTTACACTTAAGATACCATTACGTGTATCATACTCGTAGCTACTTGTTGCCTCTGGGGACGGTGGACTCGTTTCATCCGACCAGGGCAAAACTCTACCAATAAAATAATGGTAGATGGAACGACCAGATAGAATTTCATCGTATACCGTCTCCACAAGCGTGTTGTGGAAGGTATCTTTTAATAAAAAAGACATATTACGATATGCTTACTGTCCATGTAATAACGATAACGTCGCTTACGCCTTTTGTAACTGTAGAAAATACGGTTCTGCAAAGCATCGATCCTACCCCTGGGAACCCGTTAAAAATACCTGCCTCGGTAAGTGATCCAGTACCTGTTCCTGCGGGGAATGTTGCAACATAGGTGATTGTATTTGTAGATGCAGTTGTTGAATCTAATGCAACATTACCAGCTGCAACGGGAGTACCTAGAGTTGTATCACTGATTGTCGCTGCAGTGTTACTGGTACCAACCCCCATACGACTCATTAATGCAGATGTATTACCCGCCATTCTGGATGCAATAACAGTCTTACCTGCAGTTACAATCAGATTATCAATAAGGCGCTCATCTTTTTTATTACCAAATTGATCTAGGTGGACGATTTTTACTTTACCTTTTAAGGCAATTGATTCTGTGATCATGTTTTTTCCTTTGAAAAAAAGTTCTATGTTATATTTATACCAGGCAAATCAGAATATGCTATCATAAATTACTAAATAACCTGTTCCCCAGCATACGTTTCTGCAAAGTATGTTGTATCTGCGTAATTTATAAGTAATCCTACTACGCTATCATCTACTGCATACAGATCAGCAAAGACTCTTCCGAGACTGACTGCTACTGAATCACTTGCAATAACATTATCTGTAAATACTTTGTTAGCGTTAAGGGCTATACTCTCAGTAACGGAAACTTCCTCGGTTGTATTTTGTTTAAATAGTAGCGATGGGCTATCACTAATTGTTGCTTCTTCTGATTTTGATAACAACCAAGTAACATACAAGCTGTCAGTAACCGTTGCAGCATCACTCTTTGGAATTAAGAGTGCAACATACATGCTATCATTTACAGCAAATGTATCTCTTAATTCTTCAAAAACATCCCGTTTATCAAAAACATTAATACTTGATGCAACATTAATTGTATTGGTTAAAACTCTATTATTAAATAATCGTTGACCAGCTGGGTGCACCAACTTACTTACAATATCATAAAACTTAGAGTATTCTAAAGACGATTCAGTTTGATATGCGAACGGCTGGTATAACTTTTCGTTTTGTAGTCTTATAATGTCGTCAGACAAAAATCCTTTGTTGGAGACATACTTACCAGGGTAACGTCCAACAACACCCACTTTAAGTAAAATCTTACACAGGGCAGGATCATCGTTACCTTTTTCAGATACGGGGGCGTTTGTCTGATAGGTTGCTGTAGAGGCTATAACTCTACCATTATACCCAACAGGAGAATCTACAACATAATCAGAAAGAAAGTACCTATCAAGATCTGTTATCGAATATTCTTGCTGGAGAGAAATTATATCCGTAAAACCAAGCGTATTAGATCTTATAGTTTCATCTACACGAGAAACCGTGCCTGTAGAAGATAGACTGACCTCAATATCTTCAGTAAAGTTATAGCCATAACTTAATATTCTTACCTTGGTTACCCCTCCGTTAGAATCAACTCCAAGGACTTGCACCTGGGTGCCGACAGCACCGCCAACATTAACTGTAAATATTTGCGCGACTTTAAATCCTGTTCCGGGGCTAACTATAGAAGCACCGGTCGTTGTACCTGATATCAATCCAGTAAAGATTATATCAGTTCCGTTACTTACGGTAACATAGTCATTAATTATATAAGGAGCAACTTCACCATGTTCGAGGGTAAGTTCGTATAAATTACTAGCTAAAAACTTAACACTAATAATTGAAGTTCTGTAGTAAATACCGTTTTGGATTAATTCTAAATAACGGTCACTTATATCATCCGTGCTACCTGTAAGCAGGCTAACGCGAACTGTTGTCTTCTGTACCCATTCCCCATCAGATGCTTTTAATACATTTTCATAAGGATATGAAACCGTTACAGGTTCATTATAAAGTAATTGGAATAATAGTTTAAAGGATATTTCACTTCCCTTAGACTCATATAGACTTCGTATCTGTTTTACTAGAAGTTTCTTATTCGCCAATACACTGTAGGGGATGTCTTTTGCATAATTATTAAGAAAATAATTTACAAAAGATTCTGCAGTTAAATCTATATCACTGTACGATCTAGTATTTTGAATTATTTCAAGAGCGCCCTGATCTTGCTCTAAAAATCGATAATAAGCTTCTATAAACGAAACAAACGTGGTATAATCTGAACGAATAAACTCCGGTAGCTGGTTACTAACCAGCGTAGAAATTCTTTCTCTAATTCGATTTTCCGCCATGAAATATTATACAGTAGATATGTTAAAAGTTGTACCAGCTTGACGACCACCTACTGCGTTAAGTGTATAGTCATCTTGTACGAAAATTTCATTGCGAGAAAGATTTAGATTATTTCCAATATTTTGTAATCCGCAAGTTATAGCTAACTCCCCAACATCAGTAGGGAAACCAACCGGGGTGATCTTAGTGATGCTTACAATACCGTTTGCATAGTCTACAGTACCAATACTTGTACTTACCGTACTTCCTGTTGCAGTATTAACTAGACGCAGTGTACCATAACCATTTAAATTGGGTGGTGAATCGTCTGGAATATCTACAATCTTTACCAGAGTAGATGCATTGTTATACAATACATAGAAATAACTGGAGCTTAATTGACCAGGCTGAATAGAATTTCTAAACTTTATAGCAGTTTTAGAGGTAAAAATATTATCCGTGTTAAGTACTAATTGTATTCTTCTTTGAAGTTTTTCAACAATATTCACGCTTTCAATAGATTTATTAGCAATTTTTATATTGTTAATTAATGTTGATCTATTATAGGTCTTATTGAACTTTTGTAGATCCGAGGAGAAGTAGCTCGTTATAGCTTGACTAACAAGGGTTTGTATCCCACTAGATGATAGTGTTGTTAAAATAGGATTATAGCTAACACTAGCAGTAATTCCGACATAATAGTAAGTAGGATCCACAAACACAGGTTGAATTGCTAATACTTTTTTCTGTTTAAGAATATTATTAATTATATCTATTTTTGTATTTTCGGAAATTGTATAACCGTTGTAGGGCTTTAGTGAGATGACAACTTTACCATAGATGGGTGGATCATTATCCTCACCACCCCAAACTGAGACCGATTCTGCTGCAGTAAATTGAGCGGCAATAATAGCCTCATAGTCCGCAGCTGTTACTAGTCTATTACTAGCCGCATTTACCTTTGGGGCATTATATTTAATAGATGTGATCGTCTCTTTATTTGCGCCGCCAGTGGATTTAGAGTTAACAACAACTACAATGTTAGACGTATCACCTATTGTACCACTAGCAGCAAAGGACTGAGCGATCTTGCTAGAAATATTACCCGCTGTTCCGTTAGTAGCAACATATCGAATATTAATTATATTTCCAGTTGTAAGTTGTCTACCTAGAATATTATCCCCAAAATATATGTAGTAGTTACCCTGGGTATTTTCTTCTAAGAAGAAAACATTTGAAGTTGATGTTAGCCCTGTAATATCGGTTGCAAGGGTATATGTATTGGTAGTTGTATCTGTAGCAGAATTCTGAACAGTTACTGAAAGTGTTGTTGTGTCGATAGCATTGTTTGCAATTTCATACTTTTGATCTGGTCCAACTGCACTCACAACAAAACTATACTGCTTGACAGCGCCCTCTACAACGTCAACGCTAGAGAAAGTATATGTACTGCCAACCCTGGGTGCTATTTTAGCTTCTGTTGTCAAGAATGTATAAGGTGTTCCGCCAATAGATGTTGTAAAAGGAGTATACCTATCCATGGTAATGCTACTTGGAAGCCCAGGCGGGCTTGTTACCGTTACGGATAAATTAGCAATAGCGCCTCTAGCTGATGTGGGAGTATACCCTAGGTGCTTTGCAATAGAGACCGCTGATGCTCTTTTCACTGCAGAATCTAAGAACATTTCATTTACAACCATATTTGCCAAATATGCATTGTAGTGGGTATTGTATGCAAGCAAATCAATTAAAACTGCTAGGCCTGACCCAGTAAAGTCATAGTCGGTAAATTCTGATTGAGATTGAAGAAATGTTGTTAGATTAGTCTTGATTGTATCAAAATCTAACTCTGCTATTCTTAGATTAGCCATTATTTTATCTTACTCTTGAAATTGCAGTTGTTAAAGTTATTGGTTTATCAGTATTATTAATGCTAAAAATAATGTCTACATTTAAATCGTTTGTATCTTGATTCTCACGAATATTGACATTTATAATAGTGGCTCTAGGCTCAAACTTTGTAATTACATCAATAATTGTTTTTCTCATTACCCTACTGGTAATTTTGTTAAAGTTTTCAAATAACAGCCCATGAATCTGACATCCGATTTCCGGGTGGAAAGGTCTCTCGTAATTCTTAGTCGAGATTAAATTTCGAATTGAAGCTTTTATAGCTTCTTCATCCGTTTTCTTCAATACATCGGCTGTTACCGGGTGTGTAGAAAAAAGCAGATTTAAATCGGAATATGTTCTGGAAGATCTAGTAGACATGTTTATATTTATAGGTTAAAAAGGACATCAACCTGCAAATACCGAAGGGGACCCCTGAGTAATTAGATTGTTTCCATATTGGTCACCGATACGACCAACACCAAGACCTCCAACATATACCCGAGAAGAATAAGAGCTGAGGGTAGACTCATCTGTTAAACATAGGGAAGGTTTCGGATGAGGTGCAACTTTATTACCTTGAACTACCACTAAAATGCCATTTGCATAAACGCTATTTGAATTAACCTCACCTACACTTGTCTCCATTGGAAAATAACACTTATACCCTGTTCCATCTGGAGAAAGTACTGTGTCTCCCTGTCTAGAAATTGCTGGCATTATACACCTCTTGCAACTAGATTCTGAACATTAGTAACAGCGGGGGGATAATACCATGCTATCCACTGGTACATAGTAAATGTCTTATTTTCAGTAGGAGTTGGTACACCATAAGCTTGAGGTAGTGTAACAGTAAAATTATACGTATTTTTTTGTGTGGTTGGATTTGGCATATGATATTGAATCAATGCCAGAAAATCTACGGTTGTGTTCGGAAGAAGTACCTGTTGAGACATATCCCTTAATACAAAATTATAGTATTCATCAGCAAAAGCATTTGTATAAGTTCCTGCTAGCCGGTAGGTATAAGCATTTAATTTTGTTGCTGTTATTCCATGGGCAGCAAAATCAAAATCACATGTCACATTAGTTACGTTCACTATTCCGAGACTACTTCCTCCTGCAAAATATTCTGCTGTAAATGCAATATCCACGCTGTAATAATTTCCACCATATATGCTAAAGACATACGTTGCTTGTTCAGCCGGGAGGCCTCTATCATTTACCTCCATTAGAGGATCTGGACTTACAGTACCGTTACCAACTAAATTAGTTTGAGTAGCGATTACATTACTTGTATTTCCTGGCATTATGCTAGATTAGTTAGACCATCAGAATGCTTGGCATGATTAAAGAATGTCGAGACTTGATTTCTATTATTAAGCGTAAAGGAAATATGAATCCAAGGATTATTAGTATAATTGCAATACTCCAACAACATTTGATCGTAGCTTAGTACTTTGGCCAACTTAGTAGCTATTGTATAATATTCTGATTTAGATATACCCTTAAACTGACAGTCTACCGCTTGACCTAGCGGATGTTGAGAAGTACCAATCGATTTAGATGGTTTACGATACGCTGAGGTTATAATTAGATTTGGATATAGATTGTATAAAGGCTCAAGTACGTTTAAAGCTACGGCTTGTAAATTGTAAACAATCTCACCATACGATAACTTTTCAGATGCTTCAATAAAGTCTTTAGTTAGTGCTGCCTTACTGGATAACATTTCCAATGTAAAATTTGGAGATAGTTTATAATTACCCGGAAGTTCTTTCACTGATTTCAGGCTGTCGGCAGGAGGTACAACTATGCTCTGTGTCGATTGAACAGATTCGCTCTCAATAACAATAGGAGCGGCACCAAATCCTGTAGCAGTTGCAAAACCAGATGTAATAATTAAATCACGATGAGCTTTATATTCTTCTTCTGTATGCGTAGCTTCTTCCATTAACACTGAATGGGCATCTGCAAGGGTCAAGGCAGTTGGATCTACAAGATCAATATATTGAGGATCACTGCGTCCAGATAGAACACCAATGTTAGAGACCCCTGCAAGTTCTGCAGGCAAACTTTCTTTAGAAGCTTCAGCACTAACCGAGTCAGATGAATAACCAGAATTAAGATGTACAGCACTGCCATCTGCAGCAAAGTTTCCTGATGCCTTATTACTAATTGCCCCACCAGCTTGAGTTTTTACATCTCCTGCTGCTTTGTTGCTAATCACACCAGCAGCTTGAGTTTTTATATCGCCACCCGCCTTTTGATTTATATCTGTATCTGCCTCAGTATATACACTTACATTAGCTTTATGATAGAAATCATCTGCCTGATTATAAACTGTAGTTGCAGCAGTATATACATCGACAGCTTCCACAAATATACTTGCATTTGCTAGTATGTTAATATCAGAAGTTGCATGCAGATTCAACTGAACATTAGATGTTATATTTGCATATTCAAACGCCTGTATGTTAACGCTGCCACCGGTTATATTAACTTCCTCCGTAGCTTAAAGATTCAGCGTACCTCCAGCCTGGGCTGTAATATCATTATGGCAGGTTAAATTAACATCCCCCTCCACCTCAATGCTAGCATCATTACCGACATAAATGTTACAAGCACCATTAATAGAAATATCGGCTTTACCAGCAATAGAAATCTTACCATTTCTATCTATAATTTCATAAGATGATCCTACAGTTCTCCTAACCATAGAACCATTTGAATCTATTTCTATAAATGTACCTGATGTATGATAGATGTGTAGACGTTCAGCACCTGGTGTATCATCCACTTCAATAATATGCCCAGATTCAGTCTGTGTAACTTTGTTGTACGGGTACTGGCCTTTAAAAGCTGACTCTGGCTGATCCCAGGCAGTACCACCAGGTAACTTAGCACCTGTCATTCTACTAGAATTTTTCTTCTGTACGATTGTACCCTTCACGTCCCCCTGAGCTAGTTTATTAGTCTCTGATCCACCAGCGTATTCCTTGGTAGGATAATTTGCATTTGGATCCGTAAATCCCACTTTAGTTACAATTAATTTCTCTTGATTTTCATTGGAATTTACATCGAAAGTTTTAGCCTGGGTAAGATACTTACTAGCTGTTGAGCTTACAAACTGATTATCTACTGCATCGAGAGCTTGGGTAGGGCTTAAGGATCCAAAAAGCCCGGCAACATTTTGTAAGACCGGTACCTGTGGTATACTGTTATTAAATAACGAGTTAGAAAATCCAGACAATGCCGTTGTAACACTACCATTGACAGTCGGTGTTAGACTACTGTTCAGCGACGTTGAAAAATTTGCAAAGTTAATTAGTTTTAATTTATCTGGGGGTAGAGATCTAGTTAATTCGTTTTGCAGACTTGTAATCAAACTACTAGTTAGACCTGGTGTAAGTTGAGTCTGCAATGGATTTGTAAGAGTACTGGTTAACCCCCTAGGGCTAAGATTTTGCGATACTAAGTTGACAGGGTTATTAACCCCAATTAAATTTCTTGGAATTACATTTAATTGATTATTTGCCTCTGCATGCACCTGCTGAGTTGTATCCGTGGCTGTCTGAGCGGCTACTCTAGATACAATTCCTTGAAGTACTGTATCGCTTACCCCGAGGTTGAGGGCTCTTACCTGGGAAAGTAATGCTATCTGTAACCCAGCCTGAACGGTAGATGTTAAATCATTCATTATTTTATCATTCCTAGTAATGCTGTTTTTTCACTTTGATACCTGCTTTTAACACTATTTTTTATTTCTTGAGAGCTTGATGCAAAGAATTCGTCCACATTGGAAATCTTATAGTCACTAACAATTGTTACAACATCTTTATCCGTTAACTCTGACTTACCTTTGAGGGCAGATGTAAACACCTTAGTCTTCGCAGGTCCGAACTGCACAGCAGTAGACCAAACTAGATCTTGTACTGCAGGACCATACTTAGATAAATCTAACCCAGCGCGCTGTAAGTTAGCTGTTAGAACATCATAGTATTTTCTTTTAATATAGTCATGCTGGTCGGCTTTAAATTCATCTTTGTTAGTTGAGGCAACTTCACCCCATTTACTATCAAAGGCAGCGGTAGCAGGGTCTAGCCCTACAAACTTATCTTTAAACTTAGAATTAGAAATGTACTGCAAGACAGGAGAATTTTTAGAAGACGGTCTAGACTTACCGCCTTTCATTATAGGAGGCAGATAGGATGCAAATTGGTAGGTACCATAAGATGCACCACCATAATCCCCTGCTGCTGCCCCTTCATAATCATTTATTGTCCCCGGGCCCTTGCCGCCAGATTCATACTGCTCAGACGTTTTACCAAGCTCCCAATCAGGTACAGAAGGGGATGTAACTTTTATAGGATTCCCTGCTGTATCAGTTACAGGTTTACCGGTAGTTGTATCTGTAACCTCTTCTCCTGTTGGATTTGAGATAGCTGGTTTATCTATAGAGGGCGCGGTGAATGCAAGGGTAGCAGCCTTGGTAGCAATCGTACCAAACATAGCTGGCTGTTGCATGTCATCGCCATCAAGAAAAAATCCTATTACCCAAGTACCTTCGACAGGACCAAGAGGAGATGATCCTAGCCCTGAAATAGCAGCAGATGTTATTGGCTGTATGGGTGTTGCCCAGGGTAGATCTTTTGTAGGTAAAAGCTCCTTACTATCAGTATGATATCCAAATATACGAACTCTACAACGACCAAGCTTCTCAGGATCCATGCGGTCTTCTACAACACCAATCCACCAATTAAATCCATCTTTGTTAAATATTTTTTGCATTATTTTTCAGAATCTACATAAAGTGAATCTTTAACCATCTCCATGGTCATCAAGTGTTTGGTTTTATTAATTACATGGTGAATTGCAGTAATTAAGTAATAACCAGAATAATTCTTATCTCCTGCATCATCCGTTACAGAAGATTTATCTCCTAATGAGGGGTAGTTAAAGTACATTACACGCCCTATCTCAACATCCGTCCTACCGGGGACAGTCAAATTCATTTTTAAATTAGTAAGATCTAACATACTAGACAGTCTATTTCCATGTATGTCCCCTATCTTCTCATTAACATTGTTTTTAAAGTTATCAAAAAGTTTTGGATTTACAGGGTAGTAACTAATATTAGTAGCAGAATTTCTTAAAGAATCTTCCGAAAAGACCGGGACTGCTTTATCACCTGGGCCTGATGTATGGTGTTGATTTTTATATTCCTTCACATAGTCATAATCTATAGACTGGTAAATTTTATTGTAGACGTCCAGCGTTATAATTCTATTAGCCAGATACCCACTGGTATAATTTTTTATATGATCCGTGGTATCAACCATAGAAACGTCTTTAGCAATAAAATACTCTCTATTAATATCCGGTGTTGCTGCACCATCGCGTATGTTTGAAGCCGATATTGTATATTCACCTATGTAATTTTTATTCTCATGAACGTCTTTAAGAAGATATTCTATAGAACCAAAATAGAATGCTTTGTTTGATTCATAAAATAAAAAGTTTTTAGCCTTTTCATTCTTGGGTATTGACTTAGATGCTAGCCAATTAATACATTTGAAGGGAGACCAGCCAGGAGATACAAACTTAACTTTATTATCTGTATCGTTTAAAACAACCAGAGGGGTAACAGTCTCGATTTCTTTAACCTCGTCTGTTGTTTCACTTACTGTAAACTCCCTATTAGCCATAATGTAGTTAGCAAATATCTCTGATACTACATCGGTGATAACCCCCTCAAATGGTACAAATAGCGGTAATAGAACGTCATAAAATAATTCTACCGATGCAAAATGTAGAATAAACGTTTGAGTATTATTATCACGAACAATTTCTCTATCAGATACTTTATATACCCTGAATGTTTTTGATATTGATTGTTCAAATGTCGGTGAAGTTACTTTTACCATTAAAAACTCTTCACCAATAACAGGGCCTTTTTCTATTAGGTTTCTACTATCAGAAAGAACCATATTACCATGCATACACCCGGAGAACATATCCTCATATATGTTTAATTCGGCTAAAAAATCTACCAGATCAATTACAACATTTGTACTTGTAATTAACTTAAGTTGGTCGATTCGTACATCGCCAGCTTTTTGTACGCCTTGATCATCCATTGGTATTGTCAAACTTACTGTTGAAGTCTTTAATTATAGCTTGCAGGTAATCTATTTTTAAAATTTTTATACGGCGTTTGGATTCATTAACAGTAATTTCATAGTCCTCGTTGGTTACTGGAATACCTGATATAACAACAGTGCTGGTAATAGTAGCATTTATACTGCTGTTAGAATACAACCCCACCACCTCTCCAGTTTCAAACCCACCTGTAGATACAGTTATCATAACATTAGAGCTATCAATCTGTGAGGTTACAGCACCTACACTAGCACTTGTTGAAACTACTGTACCTGATGTAAAGTAAGAAAACTCTGCATTAGAGTTAAGATAAACATTGCCGTTTACATAATTTCCATCTGTATCTTCGTAATGATGTATTCCTGTTCTACTTGTATACTTATCGTCAATATAAGCATACAGGCTATCAGTAGTTAGTGGCCAGTCGTATCTGGGATCAATAATATCATTTGTATGAAGAATAATCCAGTGATAGTCTGAATTACCGTATATCTGGTATGCAAGTATTTCAGGTGTCTCGCCGTCCTGAATATCAATTTCATCATAAAGACTTAAGTTATTTTTTACATCGTCTGAAAAAACAGCCCGAGTCATAATGTTAGTTACTATCTGAACAGAATTTAAGTCGTCCAGAGTATAGTAAGTCAGAGGAAATTTATTAAAATACATTAGTAGCCATCCTCGATCATCTTCTTAGTTAGAATTTCTTTTTCACGGAACGTCAAACTTACATGTATTTCTGTCGGTGTTCCATTTTGAAATGAGGCAAATTGCTCACCACCATATGACACATCCATATCTGTTAACACACATGGTGCAAATTTATGAAAATACCCATTAGGCCCATTTTCAAAGTTATAAGAAATATTAAACTCAGAAGGATTAATAAAGAAAAGCTTTCCATTAGACATTTCAGGATGCATGTGAAACTTAAACATCTTTATAATTTCTTGCACTTTTTTAGTCTCGTTCTCACTCTTGGGCATAAATTTATACTTAAACATAAAGGTTCTAAAGTCTACTGATTCAAATATAACCTCTTTAAATGGATTTAATGCAGTACCAGTTCTTACAGAATTAAGATCTTTACCGCTTACTTGACCAAGTGAGCCAAGCGCAGCAGGAATAGCGGCCAATTGTGTACCCATCGCAACCATAGATTCTGAAGCTCCGGGAGAACCTTTGCTTTCAAAAAGGCCGCCTCCAAGCGCGCCAGCTAGCGTACCCAGGCTGCTGTTAGCATAATTCATAGAGTACTTAACTGTAGGAGGCCCATCTACGTATAGAGCAATTACATCGGAAATACGGTAGGTAGTATCTGGAGCAAGCAAATCGTTAAACTTTAATGCAGTGGCGGCTGCAGCAGCTGCTGCAGTGGCAGCTACAATTGGAACAGCATTTCTTTGTAGGAAAGACCCAGACGCTTTATTACCTGTATTATCTACCTTGCCTAGGATACTTTTAGCAACAGCGCCACCTACAATCGCTGAACCAGCAACAAAAGATGTTGCAGCAGCCTGAGATACATTCTCTGCAGACATTCTACCACCATCTGGATTAACAGAAGACTCTATTACTCTGGCTTGACCTGCATCTTTTAATTTTTTTAGATATTCAGATTTTCCCCGCATAGTAATACCAAACTCAATATAGTGCTTGAGATCTGGTTCACCTAAATCTTCAGGGTATTGAAAAAGCGAAATATTAAAATTATCCCTACCTCGAGATCTAGGATCTCTGGTGCTACCTGTGGTGGAATATATTCTATTTAACGCGGTATCTTGTAAGGACATTTAAAACCTATAAATATTATCTACTAACTTATTTATCCTAAATGTACAAAGCTACCTATAAAGGGAGATATAGGGTAATTAATCCATCCAAATATAGGGGTGACTCTCAGGATGTAACCTATCGCTCTTCCTGGGAATTAAAATTCATGAAATGGTGTGATACAAACTCTTCGGTACTCGAGTGGGGCTCCGAAACAGTTGTTATCCCTTATAAATCCCCAGTTGACAATAAGATCCATCGATACTTTGTAGACTTCTACATTAAGGTAAAAGATAGAACGGGTAAGATTACCAGATATTTAGTGGAGATAAAACCACTTAAATTCACTAAACCACCTGAAATCCCACAACGTAAGACAAAACGTTTTATACAAGAGGTATTTCAATACGGTACAAATCAAGCTAAATGGAAAGCTGCTAATGAGTTTTGCGTTGATCGCAGCATGCAATTCCTTGTTCTTACAGAGAAAGACTTGGGTATTTAATGGATAAATATCCATATGGCAACAACCACAAATCCATTTTTAAATATTCGAGCTCAGGCAGGAGCTGATACAAAATCAGCTAACTGGTATCAAGAGCAGGTTAAGTCTCTCAGCGGACTGAGTCCAAATAAATTAATGAAAAATACCCCGGATCTAACCACCCAGGTTCTACCCGGTCGTATGTATTTTTTCTTTTATGACGCTAAGCATAAAGATACCCTACCATACTGGGATAAATTTCCGCTGGTATTGCCGTTTAAAAAAGTACCAGATGGGTTCCTGGGTATTAACCTACACTACCTACCATACCCGATTAGATTTAAATTGCTAGGCTCACTGCACAATCTTGCTGCAGATACCACTATATCGGAAAATAATAGATTACGAATGAGTTGGCAAATTCTGGATAGCTCATCAAAGTATGCACCTGTTAAAGCATGTGTTAAGCATTATCTTTATAGCCATGTGCAGACAAGATTTTTAAATATTAAGTACCCAGACTGGGTAACAGCATCTCAATTACCAGTTGAAAGATTTGTCGGAGCTAGTAAGACACAAGTCTGGAGAGACTCAAGGAAAAAATATTAATGGCAAATGCAACATTCAGTCTCGATAAGTTTAGAGACACAGTTCTTAGTGGTGGCCTGGCTAGAACGAACAGGTTTGAAGTTAAAATAGTTACTCCACAAAGTCTAAGTCGAGGTGGGAGCGCGTATGATCCAACCCTGATTAGCCTATATTGCGAGCAAGCTATACTACCGGGCCTTAATATCTCTTCTAAATCTTTTAAAATATTTGGACCAACATATCAAAGACCGATGGGTATTGAGTATGGTGGTGAAGGAATATCTCTTAACTTCCACGTAGATAGGAACATGAGAGTTAAGACGTTTTTTGAAGATTGGATGCATACTATTGTAGATAAAAATAACTTTACCGTAAGTTATCAAGACACATATGCAACAACTATTACAATTTCTCAACTCGACGAACAAGATAACATTACGTATGAAATAGAACTTCTGGAAGCGTTTCCGAGAAATCTAAACCCCATGGAACTAAACAACTCTAGTCAAAATCAAACACATAGACTTAATGTTGTATTTGCGTACAGGTACTGGAGAAGAACGGAAGGGACAACGCCAACCGATATTCCTGAACAGATTCAGTTTCCTGATATTGCTAGAGAAGATATTAGATTAGATGATCCAACTATCATCAGAAATTACACAGTTGATAACAACAACACCGCTGAGGATCATTACGATGAACTTGGTAATTTTATTGGACGCTTTTAATATATTATAGGAGTTATTATGTCTTTACCAAAATTAACCACCCCCACATATGAATTGATTTTACCATCTACTGGCTTAAAAATTAAGTATAGACCTTTCTTAGTTAGAGAGCATAAAATTCTTTTAACTATGTCTGAGGCAGATGATGAGGAAGTTTCTAGAATTATTAGAGATCTTGTAGATGTTTGTACATTTAAAGAACTTAATACTCAGAACCTACCTCATTTTGATATCGAATATATCTTTATGAACCTTCGCGCAAAGTCAATTGGTGAAACGGTAGAGGTTATTGTTACATGTGAGTGTGAAGAAAAGATTAATACCAGTTTTAGCATTGATAATATTGTTGTAGAGAAAAAAGAAGGCCATACAAACAAAATTATGATTAACGATGATGTTGGTATCGAAATGAAATATCCTAGCATACGAGATGTTATTCTTCTATCGTCATCTGATAAGTCCGATGATATTGTGGATATGGTTGTAGACTGCGTTAAAGGTATCTTCGATAATGAAAATTATTGGGAAGCAGCTGATCAAACTAAAGAAGAAATTAACGAGTTTATTCAATCTTTAACTAAAGAACAATTCGATAAAATTGAAGAATTCTTTGTTACTGCTCCTAAGGTTGTGCAGACAGTGGAGTGCGATTGCCCTAAGTGTGGTAAACACAATATTTCAAGAATTGAAGGGCTACACAATTTTTTCGTCTAACCCTTTCGCAAGAAAACTTAATAAATTATTTTAATCTTAATTTTTCCTTAATGCAACATCACAAATATAGTCTTACTGAATTAGAAGATATGATGCCTTGGGAAAGGGAAGTCTACGTTACATTATTGCTTAATCATATAAAAGAAGAGAATGAAAAACTAAAAATATTAAAGCAAAACGCGAGGAACCAATGACAAAACATAAAAAAGAACCAGAAGATTGGATGCAAAAGAAATGGCGACCAGCCATGGGATGGATGTACATGGGGGTATGTATATTTGATTTTGTCCTTTTTCCGGTTTTTTGGAGCTTACTTCAGTCTATATTTCACGGGCAAGTTACTAGTCAATGGCAACCTCTAACTTTGCAAGGAGCCGGGCTGTTTCACCTCGCCATGGGTGCTGTACTGGGTATTGCTGCTCATGGTCGTACTCAAGAAAAAATAAATGGTGCAGAATCTGGTGGTATGCAATTCCCTGCTAATGCAGGTACTACATATGTTCCTCCAGGATCACAGAATACAGTTAACGTAAGTAATCAACCTAATAATAATTTCGGAGGTAATAATGGCGGATTCAATTCACCAACAAGCAGCTCAACAACATTTAGCTCTCCGTCATCAGCTGGATTCAACTCCCCCAGTAACTTTAGTACCCCAGCATCCAATCCCGGGTTTAATTCTCCAGCAACAAATACCGGATTTGGGTCCCCAACAACAGCTACTTCTGGATTCGGAGATCCAGGTCAACCTGTCGTCAACCCAGCAACTACTACTGTAGTAAGAAAACCAATTATCAAGCCGATAATCAATAACTAAAATGGCAGATAACATACAAGCAAAGAGTAGTGAAACTTTCACTAGGCTGATAGAAAAAATACATGAGCAGAATCAACTTCAGCTCGGTACGCAGCTTTTTCAATTAAAGGCTGAGAGAGATATTGATAAGGAAAGCATTAAGGGTGAAAAACAACTTGATGAAATAATTAAAGCTCTTAAAGAAGTTAAGAATAGTGTCGTATCTGTCCGCGAGGCTGTTACAGGGTTAAAGTTAATTGCTAATCCTGAAAAACAAAATAGTAAGTATGAATCTAAAAACAAAGATACAAAAATTAAAGGCTCTAAGCCTGCAGTAGATTCAAAGAGTATTATTACTCCTAAACGATTAAGCGAAGCGTATTTAAAAGAACAAGAAAAAGAAAATGAACGCCCTCGTTTCGGTAACTTAAAAGACTTCGGCCAAGGCCTTAAAGAAGGATTCAGTAATACTAAAGCTTTCTTCTCAGGACCTGTAGATAAAAAAGAAGATGCTAAGACTAAATTTGTTGAAGCATATTCTAGATCTGCTACAGGAAATCAATTTCAAAAAGAAGGTAAGAGTTCTAAAGAAGTTGGCGGTGAATTATTTGAAAAAATAATTAAAAAAGAAGAAGAAATAAAAGTATTAGAGCAAAAGATTGCTGCACAAAAAGATTCTGGATTTCAACCACTTAAAAAAGATTTAAAAGAATTAGAAAAAGCCGAGAAAGGGCTTACAGAAATCCATAAGGATGCAGGAATGATTCCTGATGATAAAGCTAGAAAACCTGTTACTAAAGAAGCAGTGATAACGGGTATTAACCCTAAAGCAGATAAAGAATTTAAGAACGCTGAAGTAACTACTAATACTGCTAAAACTGATTTAGAAAATTCAAAAGAACAATTAACATTATTAAAAGAACAATTAGCAGAACTTAAAGCTATAAAAACTGCATTAGAGCCTAAGAAAGAAGATGATCTTAATGATAAGATAGAATCTAAATCCAAGGTACCAGTATCACCAGGATCTAAAGAAGCTAAGATAGAATCTAAATCCAAGGTACCAGTATCACCAGGATCTAAAGAAGCTAAGATAGAATCTAAAACGCTGGGATCTAAAGAAGCTAAGATAGAATCTAAATCTAAAACGCTGGGATCTAAAGAAGCTAAGATAGAATCTAAATCCAAGGTACCAGTATCACCAGGATCTAAAGTAGAATCTAAATCTAAAACGCTGGGATCTAAAGAAACTAAGATAGAATCTAAATCCAAGGTACCAGTATCACCAGGATCTAAAGTAGACAAAGCAGCTGGTCAAAGTACAGCTAGCCCTGTGGCTGGGGGATTAGTTAGTAAAACAGAATCTCCAATTGCAGGTCCTGGTCAGCATAAAGAGCCTGCCCCAGCAGCTCTAGCAACCCCTGTGGCGTCTGTTTCACCAGCTACGCCTACAGAAGAAAAAGGACCCGGGTTACTAGATGTTGCCAGTACAGCTGGAGATCTGTTAAGTTATGGTCGTGGAGGAGGTACAGCAGGTAAAGCAGGTAAAGGTATTGGTAGTAAAATTCTCGGAGGTCTGGGCAAAGCCGCTAAGTTTCTTGGACCAGCGGCTGCTATAGCCGGGGCCGCATACAGTGGTTTTGAAGGATATCAAAATACAAATCAAAATTTTGATTTAAAAGAAGGACAAGACGCTACTACTGGTCAAAAAGTATCTTCCACGCTAGGTGGTATTGCTTCTGGAGCTACATTTGGTCTCTTAGATGAAAAGACTGCATCACAAGGTATTCATAAAGCTGGTGAAGCAATAAGTAATGCTGCTAGTACGGTTGGAGGAGTAGCCTCAAATGCTGCCGGTATGGTAGGTAATGCTGCATCCAATGCTGCTGGTGCAGTCAGTAATGTAGCTAGTGCTGCCGGTAGTTATGTAGGAGATAAAGCTAAAAGTATTGGTAATTCAATATCTAACTTTTTTAGCAGTGATAAGGGTGGGGAAAGTGTTGGTAGTAAGCTATCAGGAGTACTTAGTAAAGCATCACCTGCAGTAGGGATAGCTAAGGGAGCTTTTGACTCTCTTACTAGCCAAAGTAAAAAAGAAACCGCAGGAATACCAGCTTTATCAAATGTTGATCCGATGGGTAGTAGCATTAGTGTAAGCCCAAATGCGGGTACCCAACTTAACAAGCTGTCTACTGAAAATAAAGACATGGAGAGAGATGCTGTTAAGGCACCAGCACCTGCAGCACCTATTATATCTAATAGTGTATCTAATAGCGATACAACTAAGTATGTACCAATGAGAGCAGCACCTAGAGCTGACTCAGGGTCTTCTCTAGATAGGTATATGAACAGGACAGCGGTATACTAAAAGAAAAGGGCTCCTAGGAGCCCCTTTTTTACTTCTTAGTTGAAGTCTTCTTAACAGGTTTTTTCTTTACCTTTTTGGTAACCCTGCAACCATCCACAGCGGTTTGACCTGCTTTACATGGCTTCATAATCTTCTTAGCATGAGTACCTGATACAGGAATTGCGCTCATTGCTGAAAAAGTAAACATACTAAGTAATAGTACGCTGATAAGTTTTTTCATGTGTTTCCTTAGTCGCTATTGGCTAGCTTTGCAAAGTAAGATAGAGATTCATCCTCATCATCAAAGCTTACCTTGGGGGTAGATTTTGCAGGCTGAGGTTTTGCACGTTCTTCAGGTAAGCTGATTTCATCTGCTCGAGCAGTTTGTGTACCAGTTGCTGAAAGAACCATTTGGAGCTTAGCTTTAAGATCACCATACGACTTAAAGTTTTTAGGATCAAGAAACTCAGTCAATGAATATTGCTTACTCCAAATCTTTTCAAGCTCACTATCATCTTCTGATAATGGGCTTGCTTTTTCAAATTCAGACTTATCGTAGTTACGATAGCCTTCAACATTACGAATCTTTAACTTAAGATTTGCACCTTTCCAGAAGTCAAAAGGATTAACAGGATCCTCGTCTTCAAATTGAGGTTGCATTACATCTTTAATTTTATCAAAGATTTTCTTACCAAACTTATACAAGAATACCTTACCTTCGTTCTCAGGATGTGCAGGATCCTTAACAACGTAGATATTAGCAATATACGTTAGACGACGTTTTTGCTTACGTACAATATCCTTGTTAGCTTCGATGCCAGAATTCCACAACTCAGTATTAAGTTCGGAAACAGGATCAGCTTTATTAAGAGTAGTTAGAGAGTTTTCGATATACCACTTACCAGACGGTCCTTGAAATCCATGATTCCAAATACGTACCCAGGGTAGCTCTTCGCCTTTAGGTGGCGTCAAGAATCGAATGACCGCATAACCGTTACCGGCTTTGTCTACTTCTGGTTGCCAGAAGCGGTCGTCTTTAGAGTTATTTTCTTGTGTCTGCGGTGCTGCGATCTTCTCAACCTCTTTGAGTAGACCATCAAAAGTACCACGGCTCGTTTTTAGAGCATTAAAGTCCATTGCCATATTTTTTTCCTTTGTATACGTTGTATTGCGATGTATTAGCGTCGTTTAATATAGGTATCATCATAATCATCATCTAAATCCATATCAACTTCACTTCCTAGGTCATCTAATTCCGAATCGTCTTCTTCCTCAGATAACATATTATATATGCTTTTGCGGTGCTTTGCAACTGTATCGGTACCTTTTAGTACTTTACGAATTTTCTTTTCCCGCCAGTCCCTGTTCTTCTCGTACGTCATATGTCCATGTTATTTGGTAAATAGCCCCAATAATTTAATTTGAAGATTGACGGCCCATTGGGGCTGAGGGATGTGCCAACCTATAAAAGCACCAACTAGAATCCAAAATATAGTTTCTAACATTACTTTTCTCCTGAGGTGTCTACTGCAAGGAAGGGCCATGTAGACAGCCTTTTTGCAATATCCGACTGATGGTGTGCAAGCTTAACTAGGTACTGCTGAGTTTCTTTGATGTGACGAGACAACTCAGTAACGTTCTCTTGCAATAAGAAAATGCTTCTTTCTAATTCCATAATTTTATTCTGTGATATATCCAATGGATCTCTTGAGAATGGCATTATATTTTTCTTTATTTACACTAAGGAATGGTGAATACTTTTTTACAATTCTGGATATATCAGGCCAGACCAAATCATCTTTTAATTCCAGATCTAATTTACTTGCAAAACTATTTAATTTATTTAGGATAACAAGAGTTTCAATAGATACAACACCCTTCATATACATCTTAACGATAGGGGGATGCTGACCTTCTTGTACAGAGAAAAGATCTTTAAATTCTCGATTATTATCTTCTGCTAGATTATTGATATGCTTAATTTCTTTTTCGAAATTATAAGACATAGATTCAATGCGCTTCTTCCAATCAAGATATCTTTCCTTAGCATCTGTATTAAAAACCCCGCCCCAGCGGTCTCCAGAAATAAAATTAGCAACTAGAAATTCAACAACATCTTTATCCGAATAACTCTCTGCCACTCTTGTTATAGATACGAGATCTCTTCGTTTAAGAAACGACTCTTTAGTGGCCCGTACTCTACCCTGCTGTTTAATCACATCGTACTTATCGGTTGTAAAATGCAACCTCAAGGCTAGATAGTGGCGGTAAACATCAAACGGCGTCATAGCAATCATACAGGAAGGTGCCCTCGGGGTTTAATTAAATTTTCTTGTTCAGCTTCTATCTGAATCTTTTCACGGAGCTTTTGATTAATTAGAGGACCAATACTATCAATATCAATATCTTTTTCATTGCAGTAATTAATTACAGCATCCATATAGCTTATATTGTATTTAACTTTCATTTCATCGATGTATATGCAAAACTCGTTAGGAGATCGAAATCTCTTGGTAATAATTAACGAGTCAGTAAGTGTATCATTTGTTTCTATCATACGAAAAATATTAAACCCAAACAGATAGCTTGTGCAGCAAAGCCAAGACCGATAGTAACTACCATCAGCATATCTTTAATTATAGCTGATCGAATAAAATAAAGCAACAGCCCTGCCCACATTAGTAAGGTAATATCTAACGGAGGCATCTTGTCGGTATGACCAGACATAGCAGCAATAAAACTAGGAATAGTAGCAGCCATGATAATGATAATACTAAACCACGCAATAGTATCTGCTGTGGCCTTGGTAAACCCTTCGAAAAAAGTTACCGCTTTTTCTTTAAATAAATTTATCTTTTCCATTTTACTTCCTATTAGATGTTATCGCCGTAAAAAATATGATGTCCGATTTGAGTAATTTTAGGCTTACCCCAATTAGGTTGCACGTAGTCCGCATGATAGTAATATGCATTCTTTAACGATGCGAGTCTAAAATTTTCCAGTAATACTTTTTTAGCTACTTCCATGGATTCTTTATATGCTGCATTTGATCTAACAGTAGGTCCGTTCTCGCAGTACCAAGAGAACTGACAGATAACTTTACCGTATATTACGTTCTTTTGATATACAACATTGCAAATGTCTTGAGGCCATTTTTTAGATTCAGAGCGATTTATTGTTACCTGGGCTATACCAACTTTACCTTCAAATGGCTCTTGAGCTGCTTCAAAATAAATGTTCTTAGCCAGACAGACAAGCTGTTTGTCTCTTTCTGCCATAGTGATAGGCGTGCTATTAAACGGATTGGTTTTCAAGTAATTAATTTTATTCTCAGTAACTTTTGCAATAGCAAATATCGCTATCGCCACTAGGCTTAATTTTACAACTAAGTTTAGTATTCTTACCATTATTATTCCTTTGTTAAATTGAGGGGCTAACACCCTCATGCCAACTGATTTGATTATAAGGACAGTTGGCGAAACCTCAGCCTGGCTTAAGCAGCTAGGCGATATGCAGAGTCGTTTGCATTTACGGTTTTTCTTCTTTTTACATCGTTGCTGATGTGCTGTCCACTCTGTTACTCTTTGCCCTGTCGAAACTATGCAGGCCCATCAAAAACATATTAAGCCTCGGGACTCAAACCCGCTTGGTTTAAAAGATGTGCTTCACTCAATATGTTTATGGTGGACCTGGGGGGATTCGCACCCCCGTCCAGAACACTTTTCTCTTTGCTTCATACAGCAATAAAAATATACTTAGGGA